GATTTGTTCCGCTGGGCTTTTGACCTAGTTTGTCTAATAACCTACCTAAACTGTTATCATTAGCTATTTGTTCTGGAATTGTCTCACCTTCGATGACTTTGTCCTCTTTTATAGGCTTTTCAGCCTCTTTATACATATCATCGTCTAGTTCAGGATAGATTAGAGCCTTTTCTGTTATCTTTTTATTTCTTTTCATGTAGTTTTGGTAATTTTCCTGAATTAACCCTATAATCGTGGACATTTCCTGACTTATGGCAATAACTCTGCTATTTACTACTAATACCAGCATGTCTTCTGTGTCTGTTATAATTTCGTATTTCATTTTTGATACTCTTCTAACATCTTAAGTACCTCATCCGATAATTTGTCCGTATTTCCTAGGATAAGCTCCACAATTTCAGGATTTAGATTGTTTGTTACGTAAGTACGCCCCATCTGTAGCGTTAAACTTACCCAATTCGTACTACTTAGTAAATCTTGGTATTCTTCGGGTATATCTGACATTTTCTTTTTAAGACTACCTGTAAGTAATTTGATATCTTCGTACATTTTAGCTACATCTGGGTCGGTATATGTGGGTTTTCCAGTTGAAACAGGACTAAGTCCTTTATTTGCATCAATAAGAGATACTGTCGCTCTAAAAGATGCCATAAGTGTATCAATTAGAGCTTGCATACTCATAAGCTGACTTTCAATGACATTAGTGTAATTACCCGCCACAGTGGCTATGTCAGAGTTAGCAGACATTTCGGGTAATTCCCATTTGCGAGCATGGTTCTTTTTGAAGTAATTCTGATCCTTGTCCATATATTTCTGCATCGTGCTTAATGGCACATCTAAGGCCTTTGATAGTTGATTAACACCCATTGCCCCATTTTGCTCAATCAATCGTCTTACTTCGTCATGAAATCTGTCATTACTCACTGTTTCAACCCTTACTTAGATATGTCGGACTTCAACCCTCTTTATACGCCAGGCAGCAAATGTCCGATTTTACCCCCCTTTGCCCACATGAATGGAGTGCATGGGCATCATCTATGGCCTATGCATGCACAGTACCACACATGCCATGGATGGTGCAAGACACCCATTGCATACCCATGCACTTACTTCATGAATATCAAGCATTTGACCGTCGTTCCTAGGTCTTATGCTTTCATTCATTGCGTTAATAAGGTATCGCACACGAATGTATGCAATAAGCGCCCCTGACGGGGCATTGCATCATTCATGCACTATGCTTGAAATATGGCAATCCTGACTTATTTATGTGAAGATTGGAGGACACATATGATATATGAGGTTTGATACACACATAAGGTGATGTACCTTTTAATTTATATTATATAACACAATGTCCGACATGCACCATAGTACTTCTATTGGAACAGACATATGATACAACACAGGGATATAAGAACGTATAGACAATACAACGTACCAATGCGCCATCGATATTATATTACTAAGTCTCAACGTTACAACATTCTAATATCTCATTGTACATACATTACTACATTATCATGTTGTCCCAATAATCCAGGCGAACTTGAGAGCGGTACCAATAAACCACCTTATAAAAGGCACCTAAATTCAGGAGTCCCAAAACCCAAATAAGAATCCCTTATTTTCTAAAAATAAAGGTTACCAAATGAGTTACTTCAATATTTTAAAACAGACGCTAGCTCCGCTAGCATGTGGCGTTGAGCTGAATTAAAAATAAGTAGGAAACCTAACAGGGGATATGTGAGGTTTGCCCTCTCAGAGCCTCCCTAAGCCCCTGGGAGCCCTAGACCCTGACCCGTGTACCCAAATGGGCTCCTAGGTTGTCTACGGGGCTAGGAAAGGGCTTACCTGGCCTATGAGGCTGTGACCTCGATTCTCAGGACGGATTCAGGGGCCTGGGCTTGACAGGGAGGGGTCCTATGTGAGATCTTGAAGGTGGGCAGATAGCGGGTTTGCCCAGAATAAGTGAGGATTGAGACTGACATATGGAAAAAGAGCTTTTAGAGAAGAACTTGGCATTAGTAGCCCTAGAGACAGAGGAGAATGATGAGGCTTAAGAGGTACATGATTCCAAAGATTTCTCATTGCTCTACTGCTGCTAGCTAGAGGGAGTCTATCTAATGAAACTCAAGAAGTACATGATCCCCCGAATTTCTCACTGTGGGACAAATGCTATGCTTCGACGTTACATCATTCCTAGAGTTGCACACTGTGGGGCAGGTACTTAAATAGGAGGTGAACAGTGGCCCAAATTAGTAGACAGCAGTACCACGCAATTCAGAATAGACCAACTAAAAATGAAAAAGCAATTATTAGTTACTACGAACTACAGTGGCATTTAAGGCATCACGTACCTACAGTTGAAGAGATTGCTAACTACTTGAAACTTGCACACACTGCAATTAACTACCACTTACAGAGACCTTGCGTTATTAAAGCTTTAGAACAGCGGGGGATTCCCTGGCGCCAGCATTCACAAAGTGAACTTACTCCTACACAGGTAGCAGTGGCAATTACGATGTCCAACTTTGCAGATACGAGAGATAACTCAGTCAAGTTAGATCAGATGGGTATTAGTCCAGCAACTTATTATGCTTGGCTTAACGACCCACAGTTTCAAAACTTAGTTGAGAACATGGCAACCCAAAACCTGAAGAACATTAAGCCTACAGCTCTTGGTGAATTAACTAAGAAGATTAATGCTGGAGATTGGCAAGCTGTCAAGTTCTATCTTGAAACTACAGGTACACTTAATAACACTGAAGCACCACAAAGTGAACAACTACTTCGGATGTTCGTAGAAATTATTCAGAACCACATTAAAGACCCAGATCTTATTATGGCCATTGCTCAAGACTTGAAATTAGCAGCAGCTAATAGAACTCTAGAAGTAGTAGCTCACCCTCAGATTACAAGTGAAGTTGTAGAAGATGACTTAGAACTTGAACAGGCCAAGAAGATGCTGGGAGTTCAATAATGACTCCAAGGTCAAGTGCCGCCACAGTGCCAGTTCAAGGGCCAGTGCAGAATAAAAAGGACTTAATCCTAGTAGTAGACACAGCAGTCTTCTTTGATGACATCGGATTTGTATTCCAAGTTAGCAGACGACTTCAACCTTCAGACCAGCGAGCTAGAGATTCAATTCTCACTTTAGATTACAAGTACACGCCTTGGCCTAGGTGTGGCGGGAACTTGCTATGGAGTTAGACGGAGAATTTGCAGAGATTATAATAAATAATTTTGTACTTGAAAAGGGTCCCCCAGAAGGTTTGGGAATTGTTACTTCTCAAAAGATTATCTGGAAAGCTCCGTTACCAATGACCAAGAAGAATCTAGAAGAAGTTATGGAAAAAATTAGAAATAGAGAAATGCTATGGCTTTAACTTTTACTCCTAACATTGGATTAGCAAAACCCACTGAGACTGAATTAGCTCAAGACTGGGCACTAACTCCTAAACTTGCTGAAGATAACAACTTAATTGTTGCAGCCAAATCAGATATCGTTCTTAACTCTTATGGCCCAACTCTTATCGGACCCACCACTAATCCTAGTGTTGGTGCAGGACAGATCTTAGGTGAGTACATTGACTTCCAAGGATTTATATTCGGTAGTTTTAACATTGCCTTTTTGGATCCAGGTATTGGCGTTGGTAGTGGCGTTGGTGGTTATGGGATTAGTTTACCAGTTCTTGCTGACAACAGTTTTCACACAGTTGGTAACGCTCTAAATAATGCATTAGGTTCTAATAGTTGTATTGGTGAAGGTTATTTCACTGATGATTCCGTTGTCGCTAATAGCGGCACTGTGGCGCTGGATATTGTGAGAGTTGGAGGAGTGGATTACGCTAGAATGATGACAGAAGCTTACGCAGGTAAGACGGTTATCTGGATTGGGCCAACTTTTGCTATGGCCACTGACGATAAGTTCACTGGTTCTTTCTGGTATAAGAAGGCCTGATGACTAGAGAACAGACTATCAAGTTACTAGAAACAACATTGCTTGGTATTGATATACATAATAGTTCTCTTGTTAATTTTAGAGATGATGAAGTCTATTGGGACAAGATAGCTAAAGCATGTATAGAAACGATTGAAACTGCTTTTAATCAAAAGGGTATGCCGTGGGAACCACAGTAACTTCTAACTTAGGACTTATTAAACCGGATACTGCTGAATCTATCAGAGAAGACTTACCTACTTTTGATGGTTGGGCTACACAAAACGGCGCTAATATGGATAAGATTGATTCTCTGTTCAGAGATGACTCTACAACTTATACTTTAAACTGGACAGCTACTGTAGGAAATCCAACTCTTGGAGCTGGTGGTTTTACAGAAGGAAAGTACATTCGCTTCTTTCCTAGAATGGTAGTTGTATTCTTTAGAATCTTTACAGGAGGTGCTGGTTTTGCTGTAGGCTCAGGACTTTACCGTATTAACCTACCTGTGGCGGTAGATCCTGCCTTTGCATCTTTTACACATACAATGCCGATTGGTAAAGCTACGTTTAATGACAATAGCGCAGTTTTAACAAGTTCGGTGTTTACCGCTATCTATAGCCCTTCTGCTGGATTTGTTTTCTTTAGACCTTCAGCCGGTGGTACATGGGATCCAACTACGCCTGTTGTTCCCGCACAAAATGATAGACTTTCTGGTTACTTACTCTACCCCACGGCTGTGGCGTAATGCTTTTAGACTTTCAAACACCAATAGGTTCAAATTTCTTAAAGAATTATCCTTCTCAGAACGCAGTAAATTGTGATGCACTCGATGCTTATGCTGGTCCTTGTTTAGTTACACATCCCATTCAAACATATACTCCAGCGTTAACAGCGTCCACTACTAATCCTGTGCTAGGTGTGGGAAGTACCTTAATTGGTCAGTACTATACTATTTTTGATCAGGTGTATACCTGGGGAGAATTTAGATTCGGTACTTCAGCTAATGTAGGTTCTGGTATCTATGAAATTAGTCTTCCTTTTAGGGCTCACACTCTAGTAGGTATAGGACCCTCTAGTCTTTTTACGAGTGCTCCTGTAGTAGGTAATGGAACTGTATTTCAACTTGCAGCGGATGCTAACAGGCAACCTGTTATTGCAGTTTTAAGAAGTATCGATAAGTTAGCTTTTAGTGTTAGAATGGGTACTGGTGGAGCTTCACGAGGAGTAAGTCATAATATTCCTATTGCCTGGAGTGGTTTAGGTGCTCCTGGTGATGGATTGTTTTGGTCTGCTCGCTACCAACGGGAGGAGTAATGACTGCACCTGTTCCTCCAACTTCAAGTGAATCAATGAAAGCTCACACTAATTCAGATGCTGATTCTTCAACAGGCGCTCAACATCATTCATTAGGTATTGGACATGCTCAAGCTTCACCTGGAGATCATACACATAATGGAAAGAATTCTAAAAGAATTGGTAAAGGTTTAGATGCGGGTTTTCCTACTACTGCTGCTGGCGCTTATAGTGCAGTACAGATGCAGGCAGTTATCGATGCACTTCGAGATTTAGGCTTTGGAACATGATTCATAATCATGCAGGCTGGATTTATAGGCCATTTTTTGGATGGGTATATAGCTTATGGACTTGTGACGATTGGACTTGTCTGTAATGGAAGACTTCTTAGGGGAACTTTCTCGCAGATTAGCTACTGCTGCTAGAAAACCCAACGTACTTTCATATATTCCTAACTCACCTATTCACGAAGCTTTTCATAAGTCTGAAAAGGTGGGTCGAATTCTTGAAGGAGGTAACCGTAGTGGTAAATCTACTGCTGGTGTCGTAGAGGGAATTCAGAGAGCTACGGGACGACATCCTTATCAAAAAACACATGAGTTACCTGTTAGAGGTAGAATTGTAACTGTTGATAAAGATACTGGTATTGAGCTAATTGTTAAACCTTTACTTTCTCAATGGATTCCTCCTAGTGAACTAGTTAATGGTTCATGGGAAGATTCTTGGCAAAACCGTGGTTCAGTAATGAATTTTAGAAACGGCTCAACAATTGATGTAAAGACACACCAGCAGGAAACTGAAGCTTTTGCAGGTGTTCCTTTACATTTTGTTCACTTTGATGAAGAGCCACCACAGGCAATCTTCAACGAAAGTCGTCTTCGATTAATCGATTATAACGGGTGCTGGTGGATGACAATGACACCAGTACAGGGACAGGATTGGATTTTCGATAGATTCATTGTAACAGAGAACAAGAATGTTGAACTGTTCAAGGTTAACATTTCAGATAATCCACATTTGAACCAAAAAGCTTTGAAACTTCTTGAAGAAGATCTTTCAGAGGATGAAAAAGAGATTAGACAAAAGGGAACCTTTGTTCCCAAGGGTGGTTTAATTCTCAGAGAATTTAATCTTAAGCGACATGTTATTAAAGCCCATGGACCTATTCCAGAGTCATGGGCTATCTTTGTATCCATCGATCATGGCTTCAACAATCCAACAGCTATTTTATGGCATGCAGTTTCTCCGCAAAGTGACGTAATTACTTTCAGAGAACACTACATGCGTAGGTGGCTTATTAAACAACACTGCGCTAAGATTAAAGAAATCAACGCTGAAATAGGAAGGGAACCTTACCTTTATGTAGGGGATCCTTCTATGGCGCAGAAGACTGCTGAAACTGGAACTTCTGCATTAAGAATTTATCAAGAAAACGGTATTCCGTTAATGTCCGGTAAGCGGGATGTGGCGGGCCGTAATGATAAGATGAATGAATATTTCAAATATGATAAGTGGCACATTACAGAGGATTGTCCTAACACGATTAAAGAAATTAGAGGTTATAGTTTTGCTATCTTCACATCTCCCAAGATTGCAGATAGAAATAATTTAAGAGAACAGCCTAAAAAGAAGAATGATCACTGTCCTGATTCCTGTGGTTACTTTTACAATTTGATGCCTTATCTTACTCCTGAGTTAAAAGGCTTAGAAAAGAGTAAAGGATTAAGTAAAACACTTACTAATCCTGAAGATTTTCCCTGGGAAGTTGATTCAGGATTCATGAATAATGGATCAGATGAGCGCGCTTTTGGGGAGGTGTAGTGGGGTCTATTGAAGATCTCTTTAGGACTAGAGAAGTTGTTGATAAGTTTGTCCATAAGTACAGTAGACTTCCTACTGAAAACGATCCTGAGTACCTGGAGATGTTGCGGATGAGTAAGTACAAATTTTATGCTGTTCCTATGTTTAAGCCGGGTAAGTGCGCTAACTGCGGAGCATCTAAGGATGATGGAAGAAAATATGTTGATTTCGGATTAGAAGTTGACTTCTTTGGTACTCTTTTTCTCTGTACAATCTGTATTGAAGACATCGCTCGTAATGCTGGTCTGTTTGAGCCTTTAAAGTTGGAACTTTTTAAAATTACAGAGAAACTTAAAGAGAAGTTAGGCTTGCAAGAACAGGGGAGCAATCTCCACGATACTGTCGTAAGTTTGTTTAAGGAGTTCGAAGCCTATTATGCTAATTTATTTGCTACTGGGAATTATACTAGTTCTGATAGGACTTCTAGTGTGGAGTCTAACGAGGCAGCCACAGAATCAGTCCTTGATTCAAGTGAACCAGTGGCTGATGCACCAAAACCAAGAGTTACTAAATCGTCTTCAAGCTCCGGACGCTCGAACCTTCGCGGCATTACAGAGTTACTCGACGATTCAACCAAGTGACGAATATATTCCTAGAGATGATGAATCTGAAGCTAGACTAGTTCAGAGTACTGAAGGTGTTGGTGCTGTTATTTATCCTGAAGAAGTTAAAGCGTACGCTCTGAATGATTATGGTCTGGGTCTAGACGAATTTGATAACCGATGACTTACCCAGATTCGCCACACGCTTTAACTAGCGTTGGTGATATCTTTACAGCAGAAGGTAGAGATGCAGATAAACTCAGAGAGCGCCTCGTCGCAATTGGAATGCAGTGGTTTCATAAATGCCAAAGTGAACGTACCCGGCAGGAGCGTCAATGGTATCTTAATTTGGCCTTCTTCTCAGGAAACCAGCATGTACAATTCAGACAGCCCACGGTCAATGGACCTTTCGACTTGTACACTCCAAGAGCGCCATACTATAGAGTTCGTCTAGTTGTTAATCATATTCGCAAGGTTATCCGCAAAGAGATTGCTAGATTAACCGCTCAGAAACCTAATGCCTTCGTTGTTCCTTCTTCAACCGAAGATGCTGATGTATTTGCGGCCCAAGCAGGAGAACAGATTTGGGACTCCCTGTGGCGGAAACTTCACTTTAATAGAACTCTTAGAGAAGCTGTATTTTGGCAGGCTGTATGTGGTAATGGATTTCTTAAATCTTATTGGGATAAAACTAAAATCGATCCTGGTGCGGGCGAGAACGGTGAAGATGCACAAGGTGATATCTGTATTGAAAGTATAAATCCTTTTCATCTTTTTGTTCCTGATGTTATGCGAACTGATATCGAAGCACAGCCTTATATTATTCATGCAATTGTTAAAGATAACTCTTGGATTCAGCAGACTTTTGGTATCGATCCTGCTGCCCGTAATTTAGAGTCTGTTGATGAAGCATTATTGAATGTCTTGGGTGTCAATAGAACTACTAGCAAAAAAGATCAGAGTGTCATTCTTGAGATTTGGGTTAAGCCTGGTTACCTTCCTGAGTTGCCAAATGGTGGTATGTATACTATTGCTGCTGAACAAATTGTTCAGGGTATGGACAGTTGGCCCTATGATCACGGACAGTATCCCTTTTCTAAATTAGACTCAATGCCTACTGGTAAGTTTTATACTGCATCTATTATTGAAGACTTGATTCCGTTGCAGCAGGAACTAAATCGTTCACGTAGTCAGTTAATTGAATCTAAGAATAGAATGAGTAAGCCTCAGTTGGTTGCTGAAGAAGGTTCAGTTGATCCTAAGAGGATTACTACGGAACCTGGACTCGTTGTTACTTATAAAATTGGAATGACACCGCCACAGCCTTTACCTCTTCAGAACATTCCAAGCTATGTAACAGAAGAGATTAACCGTCTGTATGATGACATTGCTGATTTAAGTGGTCAGCACGAAGTAAGTAACGGAAGTACACCGCCTGGGGTTACCGCCGCAACTGCAATTAGCTTCCTGCAAGAGCAAGACGAAAGTTTGATCTCTACACATTATACCTCAATTGAAGAAGCTATTGAAAAAGTTGCAGGACAGTCTCTTGTCTTTGTAAAGATGTACTGGGATGAAGCTCGTACAGTTAAAATTGTAGGGCTTGATGGAACTTTCGATGTTCAAACTTTCAAGAATTCGGATTTGCGCGGTAACGCTGATATCAGGGTAGAATCTGGATCTGCACTTCCTACTTCAAGAGCAGCCAAACAAGCATTCGTCATGGACCTTATGAAGATGGGATTCATCCAACCTGATGAAGGTTTGGAGATTCTTGAAGTCGGAGGTCTTAACCGAATTTATGACCGAATTAAGGTAGATAAGCGTCAAGCTCAGCGTGAAAATCTTAAAATGCGCGTTATTACTGAAGAGCACATTCAGAAACACCAGCAAGAGTGGCTTGCAGGTAACCCAGAACTTCAAAAAGATGCTGATGCAGGTATGAAGCTAGAAGCTCCGCTGATCATCCCCGTACATACGTATGATCGTCATGAACTTCACATTGAAATTCATGATATGTATCGTAAGAGTCAGAACTTTGAAAGTGCATCTGATGTAACTAAAATTCTTTTTGAAGAGCACGTTAAAGCACATGAAGAAGCTTTATCAGGAATGATGACTCATCCTCTTACAGGTATGGATCCAAGTGATCCTAATGCACCTGATCCTGCTGAAGAAGAAGATATGATGGCACAGATGGAAGCAGAGCAAGGACAGGAAGGTACTCCCGGACCTGAACAAATGCCCGACATGAGCGAAGATCAGCCAGAAAGGATAATGTAGATGCCAACACATCAGCTAGGTACATCAGCAGCTCCTGGATATGTTGATAAGCGACGTTTATATAAAGAAGAATTTGAATCTCGTGTTGTAACAGGTCCTGTAATGTTTACTTGTAACGCCACAGGTACTACAACTACTATGGTAGGCGTTTTAGCAGTTCCTACAACTAATGTTAACTCAGTGCGTATTGGTGATGAATTTAAGCTTTTTACTGCTGCTGGCGTTCTAAAGCAGGAAACAGTTTTCCGTATTACGAATGTTGTTGATGCCGCTTCTAGGACTGTTACTTTCACTCCTGCCGCCACAGTTGCTCCTGTTTCTACAGATACTGCACGCTTAGTACAGAGTGAAGATATCTCTAGTACTGGAAATAAGGATCGTCGACTTGTTGCTTTAGGTTTTACAGCGGCTCGTGTACAGACTATGACTGAAAATGATAAAGATTATCAACTGCGTACCAGTGATGACCCCGGCAGTATCTAATGGCCGGCGCTGCAACTGGTTACTCAGACTATTATAAACGTACAGGGAGTACTCCTACTTCAAGACTAAGTGGCTCTACTATTGGAAGTAGTGAGACTCCTTCTGCTTTTAGAAGCCGTGTTAATGTTGAAGAAGAAGATAGTAAGAAGTTAGCTATTCGTCGTAGGTTGAAAAGAATGAAGGTCGGTTATGGGTCAGCCAAATCCCCCCGGTGATCTTCCTTTGGTGGAAGGTTTAGGTCCGGAGTGGAACGATATTGTAGGCGCTTTTCCTGAAGAGGTTCGTGGAGAGTTAGCTCCTAAGCTAAAGGAGCGAGTTTCTCAGTACCAGAGCCAGCTAGAGGCTTATAAGCCTTGGGATGATTTCCAGAAGTCGGGAATTACTCCTGATCACGTTAATACTGCACTTCAGATTCAATCTGTTATTGAGAATAATCCTCAGCAGGTTTATGAAGCTATTGGTAAATCTTTAGGTATTACACCTGCACAAGCTGAAAAAGTTGTAGATAAGCTAGAAAGAACGCCTCCTTCGCAGGATAATCCAGAGCTGGCAACGCTGAGGCAGCAAGTTGAGACGATGTCTCAGATTATGATTGCACAGCGTAATGGTTCTGTTAAAGAGCAGGAAGCTGCTGCAATGGATGCTCAGCTTGAAGCTGATATGAATGGTCTTAAGAAAAAGTACGGTGACATTGATGATATTGCTGAACAACAGATTCTTATGCGTATGATGCAGAATGGTAATTCGCCTGAAGAGGCTTACCAGGAGCATTCTAATTTTGTTAGTAGTATCCGTAAGACCCGTCCGGCTCCTATGATTATGGGAGCTAGTGGGAGCATTCCCTCACGTGCAGTTGATCCTACTAAGTTAGACAACAAGGGTACTAAGAATTTAGTTGCCCAGATGTTAGACCACGCGAACCAGCAACGCGATAATTAGTAGTACTGAGGGCTTAAATCCTCAACGTAGTTGAATTATTTTAAAATTCTATTATTTTATAATTTAGTCTATGTTGGAGGGCAGTCGCTATTACTACCACACTTACTACCGCTGCTAATATTCTGAAGGAGATTTACGAGCCTAAGGTTCGGGATCAGCTTCAATCTGAAGTTATTACTATTTCTCGAATCGAGCGTACCTCTGAGGGAGTGAAGAATGACTCCGTTGGTGGTAAGTATGTTCGATTTGGAGTTCGCGTTAAGCGAAACCATGGTATTGGTGCTCGAAATGAAATGGAAGCTCTTCCTAACCCGAAGACTCAGGATTACCGGGATGCACAGGTAAGGCTTTCTTATAACTATGGAGCCATTCAGCTTTCTGGACAGTCTTTTGAGTTAGCAGACTCCGATACTCAGGCTTTTGCAGGACTCCTCGACCAGGAAATGGAAGGTATTCGAGAGGGTCTTAAGAAAGAGACTAACCGTCAGGTCTATGGAACATCTCAGGGTGTTCTTGCTGTGGCGGCTTCGGGTACTGCGACTACTTTTGTTAATACTGCGGCTGGTGCTTTACAGTATCTTGAAATTGGTATGTTTGTAGATGTTTATGATGCAACTAGCACTGTAGTTACTCCTGTTTTGAACAATGCTAATATTGAAATTACTGATATTGTAGCCTCAACAGGAACAGTTACTCTTGGATCTGCTGTTACTGCTGTTGCTGTTGGTGATTTCTTAGTTCGTACTGGTTCTCACCAGAAAGAGCCTGTTGGTTTTGAACACATTATTGCAGGATTAGCAGCTACCGCCACAGCTCTTGGTAATGGTACAGGTGCACTTTACAATATTACGCATGGTACGTGGACTGGAAACATGGATACGACTGCCGGAGCTATTTCCGAAGGTCGTATGCTTAATATGATTGATGCAATTCGTACTCGGGGTGGAAGTACTACTGTTGGCTTCTGTTCTCTTGGTGTTCGGCGTTCTTACGCTAACCTTCTTGAGCAACAGCGACGTTATGTAAATACTACTAAGTTCACTGGTGGCTTTTCTGGACTTGCATTTACTACTGATAATGGTGAGATTCCTCTTATTTCTGATTATGACTGCCAGGCGGGTCGTCTTTATTGGATGAATGAGAAGGAACTTAAGATTTATCAGGCTGGTGACTGGTCTTGGATGAACCGTGATGGAAATATGTGGCAGCGTCTTCAGGATTCTTCTGGAGAATATGATGCTTATCGTGCTCGGCTTTATAAGTACTGGCAGCTTGGTACTCACCGTCGAAACACCCACGGTATGATTACTGGTATTACCGAAAGCTAATAAGATGGCAAGAGCAGAAACTAATAGGGTCGGCTCTGGTGTTTTACCTATTAACACACTTGTAAATACTACTATTTGTCAAATTCAGGACCCTGGTAAGGGTCGTTACACTATTTCAGGTGTCGTTAGGCATACACTTGAAGATGGTTGTAAGTTAATTGTTGGTGCTGCTTTGATTATGGCTAGGATTCCACAAACTGCTGCACAGACAGTTGCCTTTGGTCCGGTTATTATTGATGTTCTTCTTGACACAGATGATATTATTATTCAATTAGCAGTCGCCACAGGTGCTGCTGAAACTGCCTCAGCTGCAATTTATGCTCAGAAATTAAATCAATGACAGTTACACACGTGAGAGTACACACGCAGATTGGTTTTGCTAATCCCTTTTTAAGATGCGATACATGTAAGGAATCTGTCAGGTACTGGCATGATCCTGAACGCTGTGGTTCTAGATGTGGTAAAGATGCCTGTAATTATCCTTGTGAGCATAAGCTGGGTGTTACGTCCACATGTTATTCATGGAGTCCTGTTGACGGGTGTTCTTGCGAAGAACCCTGTAAGTAATTTGAGATGGCCGTAGTTTTACTCCGAAACTACGGCCCCTCTTTTTATCCTACGAAAGGTTTAAGATGACAAATACGCCCGCTAAGAAGGCTTCACCTACTTTGCGAGATCTGACTAATAAAAATGTCGACGAAAATTACGAGAACAAGCATGACAAGGATCCTATGCTCTCAGAGGCTGTAGTTAGTACTGTTCCTAATCGAACTCCTGCACAGCTTGCAGCAGAAACTCCGGAAGAGACTGCGGCTCGTTATGGCCCTAGTGCTTCTGTTACTAAGGAAGACATTGCAAACCCTAAGATTCAGGTTTATTCTGACTCTATTGTTAAGCAGGTTCCTTCGGGCACACATCTTCACCCTGACATTGCTTTAGATTTACAGAATCGTGGAATTGCTCAGGCCACTACTGAGTCTGCACGAGTTACTCACGTAGTTACGCACGAATACGATTTCGCTGGCGATGATCCCAACAATGATAAGTTTGTTAAGCCTGTTGAAGATGATGATGACTCTGGCATCGAAGATTCTGACGTCGATGACGATGGCAAGTCCGACAACAAGAAGTAATGGATCAAATTGATGAATGGATCTCAGCTGAATTTCAGAATTTGGCTGAGGTCCTATCAGATTATGACCATAATTTGGCTCTTGAAATGGTTCCTATGTTTGAATGGGGCAATTTAGTTGATAAGTCTAAAATTTTTAGAGTAGTAGATACACAAAGAAATAAAGTAGTACTTTATGCTGACTCGCTCTCTAGTCCTCAAGATATTCTTGCCCGTGTGTGGAGCATGGATCAGGATAAAAATAATGTAGTAGCTAATCTAGATGCTAGAAATGCAGCCCAGAAAGCTTTGCAAATGAGAAAGCATCTAGATGAACTTGAAGCTCAAAAAGACTTTGCGATGTTTATTGGTAGAAATACGAAGAGCCGTTGGCACCATGAGGGTAGAGTTAGAGATGAAGAGTTTAGAGATTTAGGACCCGTACAGAAACACATAACATGATAGTCTCAGATATAATTATGAGAGTACGCCGAGTTTTCGGTGACGACGCTGCTGTACAGGTAACAGATGACGATATTATTCGATGGATTAATGACAGTCAAATTGAGATTGTCAAGCGTAACGATGCAGCTTTGCAGAAGACAGATTTTGTTAATTTGGTAGCTGCACAAGGGTCTTACGTTATGCCTGCTGACCTGTTAATTCTTCGTTCTCTGCGTTATAAGTATACGGATATGTTAAGTTTTAGCGCCTTGAAGTACAAGAATATGCAAGAGTTTGATAATTCAATTGATGGCTGGGATGGTTCAGCCTACAATCAGTCTAATCCTATCTACTTCACAATGTATGAGAATAAGGCAATTCTTTTCCCTGTTCCAGATAGGTCAGCCACAGCAGGTCTAAAAGTACTCTATAACCAAAAGCCGGCGGATGTGGCGGCTCCTGCGGATGCTATTCCTTTACCTTTGATTTATCATAATACAATCTTTAAGTACTGTATGTGGCAGGCTAGTCTTTTAGATGAGGATCATGAACCTGCTCTGATGTATATGAACAACTTTCAGCAAGATGTATCTATGCTTGTTAATAAAGAAACTAAGGATCCTGTTGAGACTTACCCCACAATTACAGTATTAGGGTACGATCAATAGGGGGAGTTATGGCTGGACCTGAAGTTTTACGTCTTGGGCCTTTTAGTGGGGGCCTGAATATTGGTTCTGATCCTGTTGTTGTTGGGGATAACGAACTTACTGATTGTCTTAACTTTGAACTTGATATTGATGGGGCTTTAGTTAGCAGACCAGCGATTCAGGTTACTTTTCAGGGAGCCTCGAATGAACGTCTTCTTATCTTTGGTTCTGTGGTCTTTAGCGGCACTCTTTATTTATTTGCTACCAGGGCTGGTGCTACTTTTGTTAGTAGTAATGCAGGTAGTTCGTGGACGGCACTAAGTCCTGGAGGACTTGCTCGTGAATGCAAAACTATGGAAGTGTACAATAATACAGTTTGGATGCCTGCCACACCTACAAGTGCTAATGGTGGGATTTCTTGGACACCTGGTGGTGGTGCAGTAGCGGTAGCAGCAATGCCCCGAGCTGAAAAGTGTACAGTTCATAAAAATAGACTTTATCTTTGTCCTGGAGAATCTGCTACTGTTAATGCTTCACGTTTAACCTTCTCAGCAGCTGCTGATTTTACAACTTGGCCTGGTACTAGTTTTATTGATGTGCAGCCAGGTGATGGAGATACCCTTAATAACGTTGTAATTTACCAGGACAACATCCTTCTTTTCAAGGGTGAAAGTACACATGTCTTAGCTTACGATTTGGATCCTGTAGATGCTATTCTTCGCGAGATTAATCCCGTTGTTGGTTCTGGTGGGAGTTTTGGTGTAGTACAGTATGAGAATACTGTTTACGCCTTGCATCGTAATAAAGTATACGAAATTAACAATTTCAACTTTACATTGCTTAATCTTAAGGTTCCTTTAGTATTTGATAATCAACTTCCTACAAATACGACAGTGCGTTATGAGAATCAGCACTTAAGCACCTTAGGTGAACGTCTTATTGTACGTTATTATAATAGAACTTACTCTTTTCAGTTACGCACTCGTACGTGGGGGGAGTGGATGAAAACTGATGATACATCGACTATTGAGTGGCATATATTCGGTCCTCTCGTACGCGCCCGCGATTTGGCTGGCTCTGGTCTTGACAGTTACTATACAGGTTATTCTTTTGATGTTAGCTCAGGCGGCTATAAAGTAATTAAGATTATTGATGGTAGAGCTAGTGGTTCTGTAGAAGGTACAGGTTCTCCTCATAAAATGTATTGTATTGCAACTACTAAAGATTATGATATGGCAGATCCCATTAGATATAAGAGATTGTTTTGGTGGGGTGCAGATGTTATTACAGGTGAAGACTTTATGGGGTCTGTTACGCCTATTACTCTTATCAGCTCTATTACCTGGGATTCTCTGACAACTGAAACATGGGCTGATTTAGGGCTATGGGGAACTCCTATTATTGGTGCTGTTCCTTATACTGAAGTAACCGTAGGCGATGACATTGCCAGTACCAATAAAGTAATTAAAATCGGTAAAGCTATGAGATTCAGGAAAGCTAACTTCTCGATTAGAATGCAGACTGACGGCAGTCCTAGCCAACCAACTAAACTTTTCCAATTTGTAGCTGTTGTAGGAATTAAGCAGCTAGTTTCTGCTAAGATTTCGTAAGGAGGCACCTAATTGATGTATACAGGAGGACAGTTCAATCCCTATGCTGCCGGGGATAAAGTTTACGGTGGTGGAAGAAGCGCGCCGAACATTGGTCCTGTAGATCCGACTGGTTATAGAACTAGAGATTTAAAGTACGCTGCACGACGTGAAGCAATGGAGCGTCGACTTAAGGCAATGAAGAATCGTAACTTTATGAGTGCCGACTATCAGAGAGAGATTCCTTAATGGATGCAGAAGAGATTGCAAAGGCGTTTCATGAATCATATGAGCGACAGGCTCCTCAGTTTAGTTACGAAACACGAGAAGCTAGTGCAAAGCCGTGGGAAGAAGTTCCCGCAAATAATAAGAAGTTAATGGTTGCCGTTGTTCAGGATTTACTGGATAAGGGAGTGATTAGTTAATGCTAGATCTTGGCGCTGGTGCTTCATATGCAGGAGTAAAGCCAGCTAAGAAGCCCGTTAAGAGAGCAAATGCTCAACAGACTAGGGCAGCTCGACGACCTACTTATCATTCCTCTTCTGGAGGAGGTTCTTCTCGTTCTTCTGGAGGTGGAGGTTATTCCTCTTCTGGAGGTGGAGGCGGTGGTGGAGGATATAAAGCACCTCCGAAGCCTCCGTCGATTAATTCTTATTTAGGTACTGATTCTTCTTATCAGCAAGCTGTTCGTGGTGGAAAACGTAGTTTAGCTGATTTCTTTAGTGACTTAGGTCGTCGTAGAGGAGAAGCTACTACTCAGTTTAATCAGACCCGTGGATCGATGGAGCGGGATCGAGTCACACAGTTAGACGATTTAAAGAATGAATTTGCTTCTCGTGGTCTGATTCAGTCTGGTCTTTACGGTGAAGAGCAGGGAAAGTTTCAGCAGAAGTTCGGTGAGCAGATGACTGCATTACAACAGCAGCAGGCTGCATTATTAGCTGACTTACTGGGGCAAGGTAAGAACTATCAGCGTGAAAACGATTTAGCTCTTGAAGCTGCAAAGCAGGAAGCACTTCTTCGTAGGGCTCAAAAGTTTAATATTGGTGGTTAATTATGGGATTATTTGGCGGCGATGATATTGGAGCACTCTTAGCTCGATTAGTACAGAGTCCTCGTGTGCAGTATATTGGTCGACAATTTGGAAATGCAGCACAGAATCAGTCTTCTGGACCTTTACGTTTAGGTCATGGAGGAATGGGAAATCGTTCTGCCTCTGGCGGTTCTTTTCCTAATATTGGTGCTGCAATTAGTGATGCTGCTAGGCAAGCTGTTGATTTATCTGGACGTGGGCAGCAAGTAGAACAATCTGATCCTTTAATGGATTTATATCAGCAATTACTAGAACAACTTCAATCACCTGTTAACATGCCTACGGGCGTTGATAAAGAAGATTTAATGAATCAAGTTCGAAAAGCTATTGATCCAATTTATGATCAAAGAGCTAAATCTGCCGAAGCAAGAACAGGACGCGCCACAGGGCAAGTCAAGGATATGTATCGTGCCTTGTCCAATGATTATGAACGTCTTGCTCCTGAACAGATTGCACAGGCAGATGCAGCTAAGCAAGAAATTGAATCTCTTTATGGTTCTTTGAGAAGTAATATCAAGGGTGATTATGCTCGTGTCTCTGATGAGCAAGGTGAGCTCTTTAAGAGTCTAGGTATTGAAGCTGCACTTCCTGATGTATTAGAAGAACAGCAAGCTCCTGTTGAAGACGCCTTAGTCGCAGCAGCTGAAAATCAAGCAGGACAAGAACAGCGTTATATGGACATGGGACAGATGGACTCTACGTATTATCGTGAGGGTTCTCCCAATGCAACTATGACTGGTAACGAAATCTCTACAGATATGCTTTCTCAGCTGCAAGACTACTTGGGCCAGGTTGAAGCTGAAAGAACTTCAGGCATTCAATCTGCATATGCAGATCAGTTGAACCAGGCTAATACTCAGTTAGGTCAGGCACAGCAATCTGCACAAAGTGAAACAGCAAGAAGGCAAGAAATGCTTTGGCAGATGTTGCAAGGACAGATGAATCAGAAACAGCAGCCATTAACTCCTGATTCTTTTATGGGCCAGCTACCTCCAAATATGCAGCAATCTGTGGCGGGTGCTTTTACTCAATTACAAAGAAGTCCAGAAGCTGTATACGGTAAAGTTGAAGACAAGCGTAATCCCGTGCCAGGTAGCTTCGTCGAAACAACTCCTGAATGGTACATGGCTCAAGCAGACGAAATGTTGAAGCGCGGACAGATTGATCCTCAGACTCACCAGGCTCTTTTAATGTATCTACAGCTAAACTTCGGTAATGGCTAATCCAAATTTAAATGAGCTTCTTGCTGAGATAGTCCGCACACAAGCAACACGTAGGCAGCCGAATTTTCAACAGGTGAGCGGACTATCCCAAGCAATTCTCTCAGGTGCAGGATTACAGAAGCCGTATGAGTCTACTAATCAACTAAATCAAGCAGATCCTCGTGGTCCTAGTGTTGTTAATAGAGTTCTTGACATTATGTCTCGTCCTTTGTATGGCGCTATGAATGCGATTAAAGGAAATCTTGAAAGAACTAGAGGTAAGACTGTTGAAGAAGGTTTTCTTGAAAGTGCCAAGATGTTTGCTCCTATTACACAACCTGAAATTTTTAAGGATATTTGGGCTGGCGTATCCGGTAAAGAGAAAACTACAGGAAAAGATATCCTTTCATTAGGTGAAGACATCTCTGGAAAAGAACTGCCCGGTGTAGCGAAAGCCGCTGCTGGTTTTGGTCTTGATGTTGTTGCTGATCCTTTAACTTATGTAGGAGGTTTAGGTCTTGCATCTAAAGTCGGAAAGGGAGCAAGAACTAGCACTGAGGCTCTCGGCGCTATTGAAAAGGGAACTGGAGAAGCTGCCCAGAGTCTCACTGAACAAATTTCTCGACAAGCTAGTAAACAAGCCGTTGACCTTGCAGAAGAAGTACCCGTACAAGGTTTACCTGCACCTCTAAAGGGAACTCCTCCTAGAACTTTTGCCGCAGGACCTGGTCTAAATAAAGAGGTTTCAAACCTCACTAATTTAAGTAAAAGTGGCCCGTTGAGAGCCCCTGAGGCTGCCCAGGACATCGGACCCATAGGAAGGTCGGGTCAGCCCCCATTGGCCCTCACAGCAGCTCCTGAGCAGGCAATCCGGGACCCCTTGGAGGGGCTGACTGAGGCGTTGACCCGTAGCCGGGCTGGGAGGTCGGAGCTTCCCAACTTAATTAGTAAATTGCCAGAAAAAGCAGATCCGATGTTAGCTCTTAAAGTTATTAATGAAAGAATTACGTCTGCTAAGAGTCCTATTGTTAAAAATTTGCTTAGAAAAGAAGCTGAAAAGATTCAAGCAGGTGTCAAGCCTGCTGACATTCTGAGTGAAGCTAGAGTTACTCCTCCTCCGTTCCCTGAATTAACAATTGGTCCTCGATGGATTGAAACAGCTCAAAAGGCAGCACAGAAGTTCTTGGGTAGAAATAGATTGAAAAATATCAATCACGTTGGACAGACTAACCTATATAACAGTATCCTTCATGCTGCAAGTAAGGTTCGTAAAGACAGGAGACAGTTTCATGTGCTCCAAATGCTTAGAATCGCAGAAGAGGAAGTTCTCAAATCGGGAAGGCACCTTACGGACGCTGAAGGACTTTCTGTCAGGCTTAGTGATATTGCTAATCTATCTGGTGGTCCCCGATCTCTTTCATCAAAATTAGTAGATGATTTTAGGAAGGCTCGACCTTCTCAGCAAGTTGAAGATTTAAAGTCTTTTACTACGCCACAGGTAGCTAGTGAAGTTCTTGATCCCGTTATCAGTGCCGGCGCTAAAATTGCAGAAGTGGCAAAGGAATTACCTCCTAGTCAAACTGTGATGATCGGTTCTCAGATTTCAAGAGAGTTGATGAAACTTGCCGAAAAAGCCGGAGCCTCAACTAGAGAAGCCAAAACAGCAAAAGCTTTCATTGACGACCTCTTCAGTCCAGTGCGCGATAAACTTTACACAGGGATTGAACAAGAAGCACGTAATCTTGTGCGTCAGTCTAGTACCGGCATTGTTAATCCTGAGACACTGCATAAAATCTCGAAAGCGATGTACGATTCACTCGGAGCCAATCCTAAAATTTTGGGACGCCAATTAAATCAAACTAAAGTCGTGGAAGGTATCATGACTAAGTTTGCTACTTGGTGGGGAGCTAAGGATCTTAAACCTTTCTCAAGAGAATACATTGATACCGCTAGGAATGTGGCGGGTGCTTTTGCTGAAACTATGACTCCCTTAGTGAGGGCAACAAAACCTTCACAGAGACAAGCTGCATTTGCAGTCTCACAAGGAAAACGTGCAGCTAGTTCACCACAAGAACAGCAATTAGCAGATCAGTTTAAGTACTTAGTTGAAAAGTTAATGGGTACTCATGGAATCACTTCTAATTCAGAAGCTGTGGTTTTACGTAGTGGAACTGTTCTTAAGGAGTTAAATGATGAACTTCCGAAGGTTCTTCAGTTTGTCGAGAAAAAAGGTAGTGACGACATTGGAAGAGCCTTCGATTACACTGACGGAAATTGGATGCACTCATGGAAAGAGTGGGATGTTAAAGAGCCTGCTGAGGCGTTATATCAATTAACTCGTGCAATGCAGATGGTCACTCGTAAAAACAGTATGTGGGACGATGCAGCCATTCGATGGGGAATGCCTGTAAAGGGTGCAGAATTTCAGCATCAGGCTCAGAACGTAGAAAGACTTAAGGGAACGTATTTCCCTCAGCAAATCGCAGATCAATTAAACAATCTGCAACGACAATTGGATCGAGATGTATTCAAAACTCCGCATAAAGCACTTGAATACTTTGATAAGATTCAAAGAATGTGGAAAACAGGTGTTACGATTTACTCACCTAGCCACCACATTAGGAATCTAAATGGTGACATTTATCTTGCTGCTCTTGACGGAGTTGTATCTCCTAAGCCTTATGCTATCGCAACTAGGGTTTTACATGCTTATCCCACACGATACAAGGACCTCGAATCGGTCTTTAATATTATGGATCCTAAGCTTCGTGATTCTGCTCTTAGAGCCCGGCCAGGCAATGTGGTCGTAACTACACGGCGTGGAGATAAGCTTACTTCTGAACAGATTTATCAGGCTGCCGAATCTCAAGGTTTATTTATTCGTGGTGTAGATATTGAAGATTTAGTCGGTAATCAAAATCCAGCAATGGGAACTTTTGGTGGAAAGATTCAACCCTTTGGAGGCAGACTTCATGACGTCGCCACACGCACATCAGAACTTAGAGACCACTGGGTTAGACTCGCTCATTTTGTTGATGTCCTCAGTAAATCAAATGCACCTCTCAAGACTGCAATCGAACAAGCGGGGCGTAGAGTTAAGAAGTCTCACCCTGACGGAATGGATCTCACGGGGTTCGAACAAAACGTCATGCGACGATTAATTCCCTTCTACTCTTGGATGCGTAAAGCGACTCCGCTAGTTGTCGAGGGGGCAATTATGCGGCCGCACATTACAATGGCATTCCCTAAAGCTATGGCTAATATGCAATCTATTACTGGAATTGAATCAGAAGGACCAGGAGATCCGTTCCCTATGGATCAAATGTTCCCTGATTGGATTAAAGAAAAGGGAATTGGTCCCGTACTTCAACCAGGCTCAGGATTAGGTAGAGATGAAACCTGGCGGGGAGAAGCTCCTGGATATACTATCGTTAATCCTACTAATCCTTTTATTGATCAGATAGCTCAAATTGGTTCTCCTGGTAAAACTGCGATGAGTTCGTTAACTCCTGGATTAAGAATTCCCCTAGAGTTATTACAAGGGCAGTCTTCTCTTGGAATTCCCTTAGAAAGTATGGAGGGTGGAACTCCTGGCTATCTTGCTCAACAGATTCCCGCTGTTGGAATTGGAGCTAGAGTCACAGGACTCACCAGGGATAACGAACCTTATAATCCTGAACAGTTACTTAACTGGCTTACATCAGCGGGTATTACGGGTACTGGTCCCTACCAGGCTCAATCACAGACAGAGATTCGTCAACTACTTACGGAGATGGCAAAAAAGAATAGAGGTGATTATCGATAATGGACCTTATGGAGCAACTAAAACAGATGACTACTGTGGCGGCTCCACAACAGCCTAATCTTCAACAGCCATCATGGGTTAAAGATTTAATTGATAAAAGATATCAGCCTAAAACAGAACGTCTTAAGCGGAATCCTATAGGTTTTCAGTTTGAAAGAGAACCTTTTGATCCAAGTTCTTATTATAAGGCTCTTGGAACTTTTCGGGATATTTCAAGATTAGCTACGAATGTTACTAGCCAAGAAACAGCGAATAGACAGCAGTCTGAACTACAAAGACAGTACGACGCTAACCAGGCTGCAATTAACAATTCAATGGGTGGAATTGATCCTCGATTTACTTACGATGGCACAGGTAAAAGTAGAAAGTACGGTCTAAAAGGTGTAAGTGCTAATACTGCAAAAGCTGCTGATTACTTTGGTTCTAAATACGGTATTAGTAGTATTGGAGGATTAGGTCCGGGTTCTGTTCCCGGATCAGATCACCCTAAGGGTCGTGCCCTTGACTACATGACAAGTAACAAATCAAAGGGTAGTTCTTTAGCTAATGATATCGTTCAGAATGCCAAACGGTGGAATGTCAAATATGTCATTTGGAATAGGTATATTTGGCATCCTGGTAGGGGATGGAAACGCTATAACGGATCCAATCCTCACACGGACCATGTCCATGTCTCTTTTCTTAAATAATTTTTGACGGGAGTCTGAGGCCTTGCGTGAGCACAGAAAAGGACGACACGAAGCTAAAAAGATGGATACTATTGATAGCTGGTTTAGCAGGAATTGGTTATCAACAGTATACAGGTCAGACAAATTGGTTACTTCTGTTGATCTTTTCAACAATGACCGGAGTTCCCGGTATCGCGGAACTACTGTTACTTATAAAGAATTCACCCATAGTATTACAATCATCATCTTCTCGGCAGCAGCTTTTGGAGTCGGACTCGGACAGTGCATCTACGAATTCCTTAGAGGATGAATATGAGTGATAAGGAGAAAAGAGATAAGCCAACATACATAATGGTTCCACGTAAATTCATAAATGCTATAGTTGCTGCTTTCTTAGGTTTGGCAGTTGCTAATTTGGCATCGTTTCAATATGCTAATTATATTGATAGAAAGAGCAATAAGCTCCTCTGCGGCATAGTTACACTATCAGTAAATGCAGCTAAGTTAAATCCTGCGCCTTCCGAGACACAACGAATAGCGGCTGAGGAGTTTGTTAAAATACAGGAAGGTTATAACTGCAAATAGAAAAGCCCCTTAGACCACTTCCTCGGTCTAAGGGGCTTTTTCGTGTCTATATTGAATTACTCATGGTCGCAGGGAGTGTCTTCGTCTCCAATAAGAGGAACGGGAGGCTTAGGAATAGCTTCAACCTTAGTTTCTCCCCTCTTAAATGTAGTAGTATATAGATCGTGCTTCTTTGCATACTCTAACTCAAACTCAAGAACTTGCTCTTCTAAGGTACCTTCACCTGAGAGAATTTCAGAATCATAAAATTCAGGCTCTACTTTGTGAAAGTATTCCTTAGTAATCTTAATTTGCATTACTACTCTTTTCGGAAGAGACAAGAACCGGTGGAAGTTTGAAGTTGTGAGTTACCAGATAGTGCCTTACAAAATGATCCTTAGCATCCAATAGACTCCTTAGCGCCACACCCAGCTCAGGGCCGTCAATTGAAGCGTCAACTCTGCTGAAAGCTAATTCTCTAATTGGTTCAACAATCTCAACTAGAACAGGATGAAGGTGGGAGTCTGAAAAGAAGGATAGAAGATTAATAGTGAGTTGGTGTCGTGTTGAGTAGATTTCTCGGATTTCGTGCGGATTCACTTATCCTCCGTTACAGGATTGAAAGCCTTTTCAAAGTACTCTTTGCGGTAACTTGCCTGTATCTCATTTCTCAAGTACTTTACTCGTACTACATCGTCATATGCATAGATCACAACCGCCTCGTTACCTGACTTAAGATTAACATATTTAGGAGCAAGAGGCTCAGTCAATTCATTGTCCTCTTTAGTAACTCTGTCGCTGAAATGTGACCACCTTTTACAGCCCAGAACATAAAGTGTACATGAGCATCTAACTGGTGGTTTTTAGGATCACTCTTTGGAAGAGGCTTTTTACCAATCCACAGGTAACCTGTCTTCTTTACTGTGGCGGGTTGCATGATCAACTCGACTTTTTTAATCTCAGCCCAGTTTTCAATCCTACCAATAACACGAGGAGTTTCTAAATCAGAATAAATCTGTGATCTGATTTTGTTAGGATAGAGCTTGTATCCTTCACATACGCATTTATCAACCATTTTAAACTGATGAAGAAATAGATTCATATCAATGGATTGAATAGACATCATAAACATGAGATCAAAATGAACGTCATAGCCACAAACACCGTTAGCTTTTCCAGGATCGATCGCTAGGTATTTGACGGGATTGACCCAGTTATTTACAAGCGCTTTGACTTGAGCAAGATCATCTTCAGTTAGTCGTTTTCCCGGTTCTGTGAGCACAATCGCACCATGTTCCTCCCTTGCAGTCTTTATGCTTCTTTTCTTTGCAAGGTGTACAGATCAATTCAGACGCTCCTTTATCTGTTTTTCTATAACAGCTTCCATTTCTATTTTCTGCATAATACGTTCAGTGCGTTGTTGTAACGTACGAATAAATAGCCTCATGAATGTGTCTTGACACGTGTCTTTATTGTGTACCTCACTGGTGTCGTTACAGTGTTCTGTGTGGTAGGCCATAGCGTTTTCGACGGTCTGTCGATTAGCTTCAATAATTAGTTCGGCCTGTGTATCTACGAACTTCGTAAAGTCATCAGGATCAAAACTCAACTTACTCTACTTTCTTCAAGTACAGCAACCATTACTTCGTCATAGCTAGTGTACGCTTCACCTGTAACAGAATCAGTTCTGGTATTTACTAATAGTCCGTTGCATGTACTCTTATCAATGATTTCTTGAGCTTCTTTTTGACTGTACTGTCCCGCTTCTTCAATATAGCCGGTATAGCCAGACTGATTAGCTCTCCACCATAAACCTTTTTGATTAGACCAGATCAGATAGCTCAATTTAACTGTTCCCTTTCGTAGACTTCAAAAGCAGCTTGGAGTCCAGCTTCTCTTCTAGACCCCGCAGGTAAAGGACCTTCTACCTTGCTACGGTTATCTGCTTGTTCCCATGCCTTTCCAAAAGCTTCAACCATTTTAGCCATTAACTCCTCAGAAATTTTCAATTTAACTGCGCTCCTTCAATCACAAGATCAACTTCGAACTTAACTCCAAAAGACTTACTTTCAGGAACAGCCTCCATTGTCTTCTTAATCCTATCTACATCGTAGGAGGAGTCTGCTTCGCAAGTGATGGAATCATGAACTTGTAATACGATGGGCTCGTCTTTGAGAGCCAGCATCCGTCGCTTAACAATCTCAAAGGCGCCTCCCTGAATAACGGCGTTGAATGCCTTGTGGGCATCACTTCTGTGTAAGTGCCGACGACGTCCAGTCCAATAATCGATGTACCCGTCATTTGTTGCGAGTTGAGTGGCTTTTTCACTAATCCTCTTAAAACCAGGCCAAGTACCGTGATATTCATCGTACAACTCGTCCGATTCAGAACGAGGCATCCCAAGAACTAACGCAACCTTTGCCTTACCAGCACCGTATAGAGTAGAGTAGACGAACGTTTTAATTTGATGTCTAGGTCTGCAAAGCCGGGTAGCCATCTCAGTAAAGATGTCGGCACCGGAATTGAAAATCTCAAGAAGTTCTTCTTCTTTGGCATAAGCAGCCGCAAGACGAAACTCAACTTG